ATGGCAGCGCTATCGTTCACCAGCGTCACGCCGCCCGCCGTCCCGGCCCCGCTGGCAGTCACGCCAGTCAGGTCGGTCGGCTTGGCATTGCGGTTGGTGCAGCGGTTGGTGCGGTTCTCCCAGAGCTCCAGGCCGCGGTCGCACAGCGGTGCCGTATTGGCGGCAATGGCGTGTAGCGAGCCGTCGGCGTTGGTAACGAACGTCGCTGAAGTCGTGATCGTGTCGAAGATGCCAGCCAGGGTCGAGCCGGCCCCGCTGAGCCGGTAGTTGCCGCCCTTGAAGTCGGCATGGCCGCTCGCGTCAGGATCGTACCAGACGACGGTCAGCGTCACCGAGCCGGACGCCGAGCTCTCATTGCCGCCGACAGTCGCCGTCGCCGTGATGGCCTGTGCGCCGCTGCCGAGCGCGATCAACGCCACAGACCAGTTGCCTGAGCCGTCGGCCGTCGTGGTCGCGTTCAGAACGGCGTTGGCGAAGACCTTGATGGTCGCGCCGACCGGACCCGTGCCGCCGACGGTTGGGTTGGTCCGGCCGATCGTGGTTGGCGAAGTCAGGATCACCGGCGCCGCCGGTGACACCTCCGCCATCACGCCGCCCACCGGCGCGCTCGCCACGTTCGACCAGTTGCTCGAGGTCGCGAAATACCACCAGTCGCCGGCGGCCGGCATGTCGACATAGGTCTGCGCCGACAGGGGCGCGCAATAGAGCGGCCCGCTGATCAGCGTCGCCCCGGCGAAGCTGCTGCTGCTGTTCCGGTAGAAACGGAGCGACAGGTGCCGCGGGTCGTTCGGCGCCGTGGCCGAGACCGTCACCTGCCCGGTTGCCGGCGCGTTCGCCTGGGCCGTCAGGTTGGTCGGCGATGCAGGGGCCACCGGATCCGCCACCGCGGTGAAGGTCGCCGGCGGCGTCGACCAGTCGCTGCCGGCGCCGCGCGGCCCGATGAAGCGCACCTGCGCCTCGTAGGCCGTGCCGTCCTGCAGCGGGAAGGTCTCGACCTGGTCGCCGTCCTGCGCCACCGGCAGCGGCTGCCAGGGGAACGGGTTCTGCGGATCCGCGGAGACCTTCCTGTACCGCGCCTTGGCAACATAGACCGACCGTGGCGGCGGCCCCCAGGTGATGACGCCGACCGCAACCGGCGTCTGCGCATTGTAGAACCGATGCGCGATGGTGACCGACACGGTCTCCGGCACCGGCACCCCGGCATCGTCATCGTTATCCGGCGGCGGCACGGCCGGGGCCTGCTCGTCGGTCGCGGCGCTCCACTCCCACCAGTTGTCGTAGCTGGTCACCTCCAGCTCGACCGTCATGTCGGCCTGGTTCAGCCGCATCGACGTGATCTCGAACACCGCGTCGATGCCGAGCTCGGCGATGTGCAGCCGGATCCACCGCTCGCCCCAGGCGTCGAGCCCGGCCAGCGTCGTCCGGATGCGGCCCGCATGGCTGGGGTTGCCGCGCCGCAAGACCTCCCTGGCCACGCGCTGGGCCTGGCTCTCGGACGGCACGAAGCGCAGCTTGATCTGGCTGCTCTCGACGCCGTTGCGGTCGATCGCCGCCTGGTCGAGCTGGATGCCGGCCTCGGTCTCCGCCCATTCCCACGCTTGGGCGACATAGGTCGCCCGCACCTCGTTGATGCGCTCGATCGCCGGCTTGCCCTGGTTCAGGTCCCATTCCAGGATCTGCTCCTCGGTCAGGGTCACCGCCGCCGCCGGCCCGGGCGCGCCGACCGTCAGGCCCAGCTTGCCGTCAGGCCCCTGGATCAGCCGGCCGCCGCACGCATCCAGCAGGTCCTGCAGCGCCGCCTTCTTGTCCTCGGTCAGCTCATAGGCGCCCCAGGCCCGCCAGCGCTTCTCGGTGCCGCCGGCCTTCAGCGCGACGAGCTGGTCGCACACATCGGCCGCCGCCGCGAAGCTGGCGAGGTCGATGCGGCCGGTCGGCCCACCCAGCGGGATGCCGAAGCCGACCGGAACGCCCTGTTCGGTGCGGGTCAGGTAGTCCAGGATCACCAGCGCCGCATTGTCCGACCAGGTCCAGGTCGCCTCGTCGTCGATCTTCTGGTCGTCGGCCTCGGGCCCCTCCTGGCGCGGGTCGAACACCTTGGCGCCGCGCAGCACGATGCGGTACGGCGGCGGCCCGGAGGGGAAGACCTTGATCTGGTCCTCGTCCTTCAGGTCGGCATATTTGACATAGGTGCAGCACAGGCCGCGCGCATCGTGGTCGGCGGTCCACTTGTCGTCGAAGGACGGGATTTGCTGCGTCGGCAGGCCGAGGTAGTTCCGGATGACGACGGCGCTGTGGCCATCGTCGTCGCCCAGCCCGCTCCCCTCCTGCCACCAAGGATCGTCCGTGACGTTGCCGCCCCCGTCGATCTGTACCCGCTCATCGTTCAGCCAGTGCTCTTCCGGGTTCGGCGCGCCCTGGACGCTGTCATCGCACTCATGGGCCGCGTGGCAGACCAGGGTCTTGAGGTCGCCCTCCGACGTCGAGTCGTAATACAGGTACACGCCGCCCAGCCGCTGCCGGCCGTACATGCGCGTCCGCGGCGGGATCGCCTGTTTGATGCTGACGTCGCCGTCCTGCATCTTGGGCTTCGGCGGCTGTTCGGCCAGCAGGGTCTGCGCCAGCGTTCCGGCGATCGAAACGCCGACGCCGACGGCGGTCCAGGCGACTGCGGACAAGCCGAGGAAAAAACCGGTACCGGCGGCAGCGGCGCCGCCGGCGGCAGCAGCGGCGCCAGCAGCGGCCACGATGGGGATCGCTTGTGGCATTCAGATCCTCCAGGCGAACGAGGCGTCGGGCGTGGTGGAAAGCTGGTCGCCGGTCTTGGCCATCCAGGCGAGCTGCCCGCGGATCGCGAGCGCCGGCCCCTTCCCGGTGACGATGATGCCGACGTCGCCGGGCCGGGCGTCCGCCGGCGCGACCCGCCTTGCGCCGAGGCGCGTCATGGCCCTCGCGGCGACGCGGACCAGGCCGCCTTCGGCCAGCAGCAGCCGCATGTATTCGCGCTCGGTGCCGTAGGCGCCGCGCCAGGAGGCCGCCGGGTCGATGCCGGTCTGCCGCAGCACCCAGTCCGCCGCCCACAGGCTGCAATCCATCTTGCCGAGCACGAACGGCGTCGTGTTGCCGACACGCTGATGGATGGCGAGATCGGAGAGGAGCGCGGACATCAGGAGAGCCTGTTGCGATCTGCAACGCTGATCGGCCGGCCGCCCAGGCTGCGCCGGTTGCCGGGCAGGCCGCTGTCGATCGCGACGGTCCTCGCCTCGCGCTCGGCCCGCGCCTGCTCCCTGGCCTCCAGCTCGGCAACACGGTCCCGCAGCGCGCCGACAAGGGCGCACAATTCATCGAACTGCATGGGTGTCTCCTAGCCCGGGCTCAGTCAGTGACGCGGCCACGCCACGTCGCGGTCGACCAGCTTCGGCGGGAACTGGCAGCCGAGGTCGCCGGGGAACCGGCGCTGCTGGTCGCGGTCGGTCAGCATCCCGAACGGCGCCCTGCTGCGCTGCGCGAACAGCGTCTCGCAGGGCAGCGTGATGGTCCGCAGCGTCGGGCCGGTCGCGGTGAAGCTGGGCTTCTGCATGGTCCAGATGCCGAGCGTCAGAAGATCGTCGAGCGGCACCAGGGCGCCGGGTACGGTCGCGTCGTAGAACCCGATCCGCACCGTCAGCTCGCGTCCTTCGATCTCCTCCGGGTCGGCGCTCTTGGCCGCCGTCACCACGGTGGAATCGACGCCGTTCAACGTCAGGCTCAGCTGCGGCGCGGTGCCGTTCGCCGCCTGCTCCAGCCCGTCGATCGACTGCAGCGGGTTGCCGCTGCCGTCGACCCGCTGGCCCAGGCCGACCCAATCGATGCCGCCGCGGTTGATCGGCCCGTCGCCCTCCCACACCCGCAAGGGGCGCTGCTTGAACGCGAAGGTCACGAACAGGGCGGCGAAGACGTGCTGCCCGGCGGCTTGGGCGCGGATCACGGTTTCGAGCGGGAAGAAGGTCATCTCACCACACCTCCACCAGCTCGAGCGAGGCCGTGCCGCTGCGGGCCAGCTGCAGCTCGAAGGCGCCGCTGTCGTCGGCCGACAGGCGCATCGGCGCCCGGGCCCGGCACCATTCGACCGGCGCACCCTCGTTGACGCCGGCGCGCAGCTTCGGCCGGATGTCCAGCACCGTCTCCTCGCCCGGTTCCGGGTCGACGCCGACGACGACATAGAGATGGCCGCCGAGGCCGAGGAAGCTGCCTTCCAGCACCGGCAGCACGGTCGATCCGTTGAGGATCCGGATCGTCGTGGCGCCGGCCGGCGCCGATGCCGCGACGGTCGGCGCGAGGCCGCCCTGCATGAAGCCGGCGCCGTCGCTGTGAAACGCCGTGTCGCTATAGGGGATGTCGCCGACCACCGGCATCAGCCGGTTGCCGTTGCGGCAGTCGCAGGGCCCCACGCGGACGGCGTTGGTCCGGCCGTCCAGGCGGGCCAGCAGCGACCGCATGGCCCGGATCTTGGCCGGCGTGTGCAGCGGCACGGTCAGCTGCGCCACCCAGCGGCCGAGATTCGACGTCACGACCTGCTCGCGGCCGGAGATCGTCTCGCCGCCGGAGCGGGTGCGCGCGTCGATCCGGAAGGTCTCGGCATTGGCGACCAGGATCGCCGGCCAGTCATAGATGATCATGCGAAGCGGATCCTGTGCTGGCGGTTGATCTCGGGCACGCCGGCCAGGCCATTCCTCACCGCCGCTGCGGCGATCGCGGCGATGGTGCGGTCGCCATTGGCGCCGGCCATGGAGATGTTGAAGGTGATCGGCTGGCTCGACCCGCCGCCGCCCCCGGCCGCCGCCTTGATGACGTGGTTCGGGATCACCTGGCCCGGCACGGTGGGCGCGAACCATTCCCGTCCGGTCTCGCCGACCTCGTACAACTGGCCGGGCAGGACCTGGCCGCCTGAAGCGCGGCCGAAGATGCCCCCGAACAGACTCCCGAAGAGGCTTCCGATCCCGCTGAAGACTCCGCCGCCCGAAGAACCATCGGACGAACCGGCGAGCAGGCTCAAAAGCCCGGCCCCGCCGGAACCGGTGCCGAGCAGCTGATTGAACACGCCGCCGAGCGCACCCTGTCCGAACAGCCCCTTGGCCGCGAGGTCCAGCAGGCCGAGACCGATGCTGTCCAGCGCGTCGTTGAAGTCCTTGGCCCCCTTGATGCCCTTGGTGAACACGTCGCCGACGGCGATGATGGCCTCGGCCACCTCCTTCTCTCGTGCCTTGGCTTTCTCCTGGGCCTTCGTATGCTCCGCCTGCGTAATCGTGCCGGCCTTCAGCTGCGCGTCGCGAGTGGCCTCCTGGACGGTCAGTGCCTCCAGCTCGGCCCGACAGGCGGCAATCACAGGCTGGGCTGCTTGCAGAAGAGCAGCATATCTCTCCTGATTGGACAGGAGAGAGGGGGAGAGGCCGACCGGTTCGACCTCGCCGGTCGAGGAAAGACGCCCTGTACCTGCGGCAACGCGATCGGAACGAGGGGTCGGGGTGATGGTGTAGTCACCATCGGCTGCAGCCGCGACTGGTGCGGCTGTCTGCCGTACCGCTCCCGCCGGAAGCGTTCCGGCGTCGCCGGCTGTCTCCGTTCCGTTCGCCAGACGGGCGACAAGCACGGCCCTCTGCCCTTGGACCAAGTCCAACCAATCTCGAAAATCTCTTTGCTTGTCCGCCGCCGCAAAGATCGGAAGATTGACGCCGTCAGGCGCCTTACCGAGCTTGGAATATAGATCAACGAAATCCACATCCGCTAGATTTTTGCCGGCATTTTCATCAAAAAATGCCACTGCATCTCTGATATATTTAATTCGTCTTGAATCTTCATCATCAGATCTATCGTTGGGATACTCTCCAAACATATTCTTTCTGAATTGCATCTGCTCATCTTGTTGGCGCAAGATATCTCGATTAAGAGGCAGCTGCCAGTCCAGGTC